TTAAAACTAGGCACCGTGTATAGCGTAGTTAAGTCTGTTGTCGTTAAATCTGCTTTTTTATTTATAAAACTATTAGCCATTATTGTAAAAAGAAGTTAAATGCTTCTACCTCATCTTTTAATTCTTGTTGAAACGTTGTGTTTAATTTTTCTACAATCGCATCAAGATCTCTAACCTGTGCCTCTGCTGTTGGCAGATCATATTGTTCGCTTGGTCTTGTTAATACTTGTACTATCTTTGCCATTATCTACGTCCATCCGGTTGTATATCTAATCTAAACGTTCCTAGTTTCCAACTTTGACTAGCAGCTGTGTTTTCTACTTTTAATGCAATGGCTCTTGCCCTTGCACGTGTGTCCACTTTTTTAGTAGATGATGAAACGGTAAATGGTCCGAGTGCAGAACTAGCTTGACTATCGTTTGGAAAATCTCTTAATTGTAATGTAACTTGTGTATTACCAGTTTGTGATATAAAATCAGGTATAAATCTTCTTATCTTCATTATAAATTCACCATCTCCTCTAAGATCTGCAGCTCCTGTAGTTTGACCTAACGCAGTTGTTCTTTGACTAATATCAAAATCTCCAGATAATATGTTTGCAGTTATTGCAGTTGTAGCACCACCTTGCACTTGATCTGTCCCTGTTTCGTGTTGATAGTATATTGTTCTACCTTCCGTGTTGCCCACTACATCAAAAGATGAATCGTTGCCTGCAGTGTATTCTGTTGCGTGTGGGCTACCAAACACTGCAGAGTCCTCCCACATGGTTCTAGCTAATGTGCCCACAGTCCATACTGGTCTTTGTGATGATGAGTCAAAATAATTATAACAAACCATTCTGTTTACAACACTAGATCCAGTTGTTGGATAGAACCACATAACTTCACCAAACAAATTATTTAAACCTGCAGATACCATTTGATTACCAGATTCTAAATTTATATTATCGTAAACATGATCCTCTACTAAACATGGTAATGATTCTAATTTACCAGCATATCTAAAAAAACCATTCTCTGACATCCAATACGCAGCACCATCAACTTCAACACAAGCGTTCTGTCCAACAAGTCCGCAGTGTGTTCCAACTTGTGCAAACGCAAACGTAAATGGTTGACCAACAAAACGTTGTGTAAATAAAGCAGTATCAGTCCAAACAAGAATTGCATCTCTACCTCTGATAGCTCCTCTGATCTGTGATCCGTCGGCCAGTCTTTGTGTGCCAGCTGTATTAGTTGCTGTAGGTGTGTATGTATTAATATCTTCTTGATCCGAGAATCTTATAAACATATCATCTTGTGTTGATGTATCTCCAATAGTTGTTTCTGTTCCAAAAAATACTAAGTGACGATCGGGTGTAGATACTAACATGTGTCTTGATGCTGTAGGCGCACCAGATATAATTGTTGCTCTTGTATTTTCTGCGCCTGCTGCTGCAGAGTTCCATTCGAATACAGCGCTATCATGAATAAGACATATTGCTTTGTCACCAAAATTATCTAGTGACCACATACCAGGTTCTAATACTAAATCTCCTGATGCTGCTTCACCCCATGCTACAAAGTTTGTAGTGCTAGTGACTGCATCTCCTGCACCGTGTGATGCAGCAGTCGTACCTCTAACTTCTCTTGTAACACCTGTTAATTCATTAGATGTGCTTATACCTGTATAAGATATTTCTTCTGTTCCTATCTTTATAAAGTTTGTCCCTGTATCTGGAAACTGTGATACGTCTGCTAATATAATACCTGTTGTAGTTGAAGAGTTTATAGCTCCAGTAATAGTTGTTGTAGGCTCCCCTGCTACTTCACCACCCCAAGTCCCCAAAGACCAACCAAAACCTTTAGCCTGTACTGCTGGACCTACAGGGTAATAGTGTTGCACTCTTACGCCACCAGATGTTGTTGCACCAGATCCTGACTCTGCTGATGGCATTGTAATTGTAATAGTTGTAGAATTAGGAACGGTTGTTACCATAAATTTTTTATCATCAAAATCAGATGCTGCAAAATTAGAATTTGTTATTGATGAAAAGTTGTCCAATAAAACTATATCTTGTGCAGATATACCATGATCTCCACTAAAAGTTATTGTAACAGATGTTGATCCGTTGGTCGTGGTAAATGCATTTGTAAGCGTGGTTGTAGATTTAATAGGATGTATATCGTAATATACCCCACCAGAAAACGCGTATAAAATTCTGTTTGTGCCAATGATGGCATACTTTCTAGCTTTACTATTTACAAAATGATGAAGCCCTCTTCCAGCACCTGTAAGAGCATCATCTCCTAGTTGTTTCCAACCACCTATTTTTTCTGGAGTGCCATATCTAAATCGAACATTATCACAATCGATCCACTGACCCTCTGCTCCTGTGGGTGTGAGTTGTTTATTTATACCTGGCTGAAAACCTATCTTTTGTAGCATAATAACCCGTTATACCAAATTAAACGTTAATTAACAGATTAAAGTACGGGGAGTGTGGTTGTGGTGGTACTCCCCATACCAGTCTATTTTATAGACTATTTTGTAGATTTAGTCAACTTCATGCCTTTAAACCATGATGGTAAACCAATCATAGGTCTTTTATCAAGAGCATTTTCTTTTGCCATTTTAGATCCGGCTTTATTATAATGTAAAAATACTTGTCCACAATCTTTACCTTGAAATTCTTCTCGCCAATGTTCTAAATCACAACCAGAATATATTAACATATCTCCTGGTTTAAGATCTACCTTGATACCTGCTTGACCTTCTTTACCTGTTGGGTCTAAATATATTGGCCAATCATCACCACCTAAATTTAATGTGGTTGATATTTCACAAGAATATCTATCTTTGTGTCTGTGTAACACATCTCCTTTTTTATATATTCTTGCATAAGAATATGTTTCAGATAATTTTAACCCTGTATGTTTTTCCATAACAGGTTTTACCTCTTGTAATAAAGTTTCCATAACAACATCACTATAATGTGAGTATGTATTTGGCACTTGTTGATCAGACCATATTCCCCAATAATCTGTGAAAGGTGAAATATATCTTTGATCAAATAAAAACCTCGCAACGTTTCTTTTATTAGAAAAATATTTGTAGACAAAATCTGCTAATTCTTTTGAGATAGCATTTTTTAAAACACTATATTTATTTTTTTTGAACGACATTTAATACTCCTTTTGGTATTGCTTGGCAGTTCCAATGTATAAATCTAAATGGTTCATATCCCATGTCAACAGCATATAAATGTGGCATATACGATGGAAAAAAAATTATTCTACCTGGTTTAACTTTATAATGAAATTGTGAACTTGCTAAAGATATTTTTGATTTATCTTTTTCAGGTAAAAGATTCATTACATTACCTGGACGAGGGTCTTCAAATACTGGCATAGATGTTTTATCACTAGCTTTTAAAAAGTAAAAACCAGACATGTGTCCATTCCAATGTGTGTGTAAAGTGTGATGACCAGCACCTTTTTTAGCAAACTCTTGTACCCATAACTCTGTTACAAATATTTGGTGTTGAGATAAATCAAACCCCATCTCATCTAATAAATTATAACATGTGCCTCCAATGTAATCTTGTAATTCTTTAAATTTAGGATCACCAATTAAAGATGTTGAGTGAAACACATGACCCATGTCACCTTTATCACCAAACTCTTTATTTCTTTTATCTATGTCTTTTTTTAATCTTTTTTGTGCATCTTTTATATATTTATCAGATGCTTTATTTAATTTTTTTATAAACTTTGTTTCATCAGCCCACCACACAGGACTAGAAAAATACTGTTCTAAATTTAATTTCTTTGGAAAATTCATTTAAACGGCCATCCTAAATTCCATATAACTAAACTATATCTTGATCCTTTTTTTACTGGACATACTCTATGCCACACAAATGAAGGAAACACAACCAAAGATCCTTTTGGTAATATTTCTTTACACTTTACAGGTTTTCTAGGTTTATCAGGATCTAAGTTTCTAAAATCAAATTCTAATTCACCACCTTTGTAATCTTTTGGATCTGATAAAGTAACAGTCACAGATAACTTTCTAATCTTACCATGGTCTGGAGCGTTTGGATTATCTCTTATATAAGGTCTATCCCAACTATCACAATGCCAATCGTAGTATTGTCCTTTGTTATATTTTGTAAATTGACAAGACTCACTAAAATCCCAATCAAAATTCCAACCTGCCTGTGCGTTTGCTTGATGCACATAGGGTTGTATTTCTTTATAAATCCATCTATCATTCATCCAAACAACGTTTGAATTTCTTTTCTTTTTTAAATCTTTTATTTGTGATTGACTTAATTTTTTACCACCTAAACCACCTGTTACTGCCATCTCGTCAGAAATAGATTTTCCATATTTTACTATTTCATCACAGATTCTAGCAGGGACTGCTGATTGAAAATAATAATAATAATTTGTTAAGTTCATATATCTTTATAAACTTAATATAACATTTATTATGATACTGTCAATGTTCCTGAAACTGTAAATGTAGCTAACTTGTCTCCACCCGGATGAGTTGAAGTAGTATTAGTGCAAGGTGTTACCGTAAAAGTTCTTGAGCTTGGACCTCTTACAATAAATATTCCAGAACCTCCATTACCACCATTTTGTTTATTTCCAGATCCATATCCATCTCCACCAGTACCACCGCCACCACCACCTGTGTTAGCTGATCCAGCTCCTCCATTTCCTGATTGTGCTGCACCTGCTCCACCACCACCTGCACCACCAGCTCCTCCACCACTTGGACTATTATGTCTTCCACCACCTCCACCACCAGCGTAACTAGTGTCGGGTCCTAATATTGTATTTGGAGCTCCTGCTCCTCCAGCTCCACCTGAAGTAGATGTTGCATCACCTCCAGCAGCAGTAGCACCTCCACCGCCACCTCCACCATATCCTGGACCACTACCAGAACGAGCTCCACCATCATTTCCTTGAGGTGGATCTGTTGGGGGTACATTTCCTAAACTTCCTTGGCAACTTGGATTTCCACCACCTGCACCTGAACCTCCATCTCTGTCATCAGCAGGTGATGCATTAGCTCCTCCACCTCCTTCAGCAGAAAATAATCCTACATATGCATTTGCGAATGAAGTGTTAGTTCCTTTATTACCTGGAGTTGAAGTTGCAGGTAAACATGCACCTACTCCACCTGCTCCGCCTGCACCAACTGTTATTGTATGAGTAAATCCTTTTTTAAAAAAATTTTTTGATCCTTGTAAGGGTGCTGGACCATATCCTGATGCTCTGTATCCTCCAGCTCCACCACCAGGGTGTGCTCCACAACCATTTGTTCCAGCGCCTCCACCACCTCCTGCAACCATTAAGTAATCTAAAAGAAAACCATCTGCTGTCCATGTATTTGCAGTTCTAGATTGATATTGACTTTGCATTGACCAAACACCACTTGCTCTACTTAATTCTTTTACTATGACTACACCTGATCCACCTGCAAGACCTGGAGCACTAGCAAAGTCACCTCCACCACCTCCTCCAGTGTTAGCTGTGCCATCCTCTCCATTGTATAATCCAGGAGTAGATTGTCTTGCTCCATCTCCTCCACCACCTGGTCCCCCTACACCATAATTTCCTTTATAAACTGCTCCACCACCGCCACCACCTCTAGTAACAGATGATCCTGTAATTGAACTTGCTACACCATTTCCACCGGCTCCACCACAACCTGGATTACCTGGACCAGATGCATTTCCTCCTACACTACCTGCACCACCTCCACCTCCACCACTACCAGAAGGGGCACAATATCCATATCCACCTCTATAACCTTGACCTGCAACTCCACAACCAACTCCTGGAGAGGCAGGATCTTGATAACCTGGTTGACCACCACCTGATCCTCCGGGCAAAGCTGGATTTTTACTTGGGGCAGATGGTCCAGAAGAACCTCCGCCACCACCACCTGTAGATGATATAGTGGAAAAATCAGCACCAGCTAAGGATGAAGTATTACCTGGATTTCCAGGATCAGTATATCCAGCGCCAGTTAAAGCAGCTCCACCTGCTCCAACTGTTGCGGTTAAAGTTGCACCGGCAGTTATTGATACACTTGGTTCGGCAGAAGCGCCACCACCGGATGTTTCACCAGCAACAGAACTTCTGTAACCACCTGCTCCACCACCACCTGTTCCAGCTGCTAAACCTCCACCGCCACCACCAGCGATAACTAAATATTCTATTTGTGTTGTTCCTGATCGTGTAGTGATTGAACCTGATGCTGTTTTAGTTGTAACAGCATTTGCTCCAAACGAACTTTTATTCGTTTTTCCAACTACCCCTCCGTTTAATGATCCGCCTTTTGTGCTAGGCATTTAAGTGTCCTCCTATGCGGACACCCAAGCTGTGCCGTTCCAATCGTATATTGTTGGTGTTTCCGCTTCGTCGTTTGATTTAATTGCTTGCCAACCTTTAGTGTTGTCAGCGTTGTATTTTGTTTCGTTCCAAGATATTAAATAAAGAACTTCACCATCTTTTGTAATTGATGGATATGTAATTGGTGCTATCCAATCATCGTCATCATTTAGTGACCATGAAGCAAAAGGCTGTTGTCCTAAAAATTTATCTTTTGTTGAATCGTAAACATATCCAATACCTGCATATTGTTTTCTAAAATTATTATTGTAAGAAGTTTGTTTCCAAGTGCCACCTTTGAAAAAAGATTGACACCATACTTCTCCATCAGCGTGCATATCATTATCACCTAATTTACCTGCAGCTGTGTCTATATCATTTCCAACAACTACCACTCTTTGTACTATCCAATGTGTATTATCGGTAAAACCTGTTGGGTCTTTTTCTTGTTTTAATTCTGCGAAATGTGCCATTTTTTTACTCCTTAAAATTTATATTTATAATTTATTTCTAACTTATAGTCAACGTTCCAGAGACAGTAAATGTAGCTAATTTATCACCACCTGGATGGGTTGCAGTTGAATTATCTCCTGGTGCTACTGCAAATGTAACAGCACTTGGACCTCTTACAACAACAATACCTGAACCTCCTGCATTTCCTGTTCCTCCAGGACCAGCTCCTCCACCAGCTCCTCCACCAGTGTTAGCACTTCCAGCATTTCCTGCAGCACCACCACCGCCTGCTCCACCTGATCCATCGGTTTGAGTATCGGATCCACCACCGCCACCACCGGCATATGTAGTGTCAGGTCCTAAAATTGTATTAGGTGCACCTGCTCCACCTGGTCCACCAGTTGGACTCGTAGCATCAGTACCAGCAGCTGTAGCCCCACCTCCACCACCACCATTTGTTCTAGAAACTTGACCATCAAAACCTGCACCCCCTGAATTACCTTGAGGTGGATCAACTGGAGGTGTATTACCATCACCTCCTGCAGGCCCCGCTGCGTTAGGATTAAATCCTGCTCTTTGACCACCGCCTGATCCTCCAGCGGTTGCATAAGTTCCATTGTCACCACTTGGAGCGGGCGTTGCTTGTGGTCCAGAAGCACCACCGGCACCACCACCTGCTGATGTTATTGTTGAAAATACTGAATCATTACCATTAGAACCTCTGTCTCCTGCAGCTCCTGCAGCACCACCAGAACCAACTGTAATTGCAAAATCTCCTTTTCCTAAAAATAAATTTGAGCCTTGTAATGGAGAAGGTCCATAACCTGATGCTCTATAACCACCAGCTCCGCCGCCACCACCCATGCAGCCTCCACCACCGCCACCACCAGCAACTACTAAATAATCAATTTCATAACCAAAAACAGGCCATACTCCATCGTTAACTGCATCTAATTGTTCTTGCATCGAAAAAACTCCAGATGCTAAATTTATTTCTTTTACGACAACTACTCCTGCTCCACCTGCTCCACCTGTACCACTTGCTGGGTTTCCACCGGATCCACCGCCGCCACCACCAGTATTAGCATCACCTGCTGAACCTGGAGAGTTTCCTGATGTTCCACCACCATCTCCACCACCGCCTGTTCCTCCGGTTCCTGCTCTTCCAGTGCTATATCCACCACCTCCACCACCACCTGAAAAAGATCCACTATCTCCAACACTAGAACCAAATAAAGGTGAAAGGTCTGTTCCTCCTCCACCATTTCCTCTAGTAGGATCTGATGAGGGAGTTGGATGTCCTACACCAGCAGAACTAGCACCACCTCCGCCACCACCTTGTTGCATACTTGCACCAGGATAAGGAGCACCCGCTCCACCTGGAAATCCTTGACCACAAATTCCTGAACCTCCTGGTCCAGCAGGAGCCGCACAACCACCACCAGCGCCTCCACCACCAGAACCACCATCACCACCTGTGGTTGGTCCACTAGTATATTTTCCAGCACCTGATCCACCACCTGTTGATGTTACACAATTAAAAACTGAATTATTACCGGCAGCTCCACTTCCATCTGGAGCAGCACCACCTGCACCACCTCCGCCTATTGTTACTGAAAAATCTGTTGCTCCGCCAACTGAAACGTTTGTAGAACTTTGAAGTCCACCTGCTCCTCCTCCACCAGCTCTATATCCTCCGCCACCACCAGCTCCTCCGGCAACAACAGCAAAATCAATTAATCTTGTTCCTGGTTGTGTTGTAAAACAGCCTGTGGCTGTTACAGAGGTAACTTTATTTTTTCCAAAAGACTTTACGATTGTTGGTCCTATAATTCCGCCATTAGCCATAGCCTATAAAACCTCCTACGCGTCGTCTATAACTTCATATGAAACGAAAAGTGTTAAGTCTGAAGCTGCACTTG